ATTGCTCGATGAGCCGGTGAGCGTAGGAGACTTTGTCTTCGTAGGTCATTAGAAAGAAGCCGCCGCGATTCCGGTAACCACACCGCCGCCGATCCCACCAAACATCCCCATCATGCCCGCGTTCTGCGAGGCGCCGGCCTGCATCGCCGCAGCTTGCATGGCGGCGTTGTTGTTGAGCACGGCGTTGCGATTCGACGCCAACATATTCGTGTTGAAGCTGGCCACGTTGCCACTTTGCTGCAGGGAGTTGCCGAAGATTCCGCTCACCTGTCCTGTCGTGTTACTCAGCGTCGAAGCGCCCAGTCCAAACGCCGGACCAATCGACTGCCGGAACGGATCAAGCTCGGTATACGCACCGGCCAGACCAATCCGCCGCTGCCTGCGCGCCAGATCCATCTGGTTCACGTTGGCAGCGAAGCCACGGCGAGCATCCAGACGCTGCTGGCCATAGGCATCGCGGTTCAGGATTTCCGCCGCGCTGCTGCCCATGCTGGTGCCAAGACCGCGAGCGGCGAAGGCCGCGCGTGCTGACTGCGAGGCTTCGCGCTGCTGCTCCGGTGTCAGCGACCGGCCAAGGGCCAGCTCTGACTCTGCATCCCGCTGAAGCTGTGCCTCGATGGCATTGGGCGCGGACGCCGCTTGCAGCTCCTCGCCGATGACGCCGCGGGTGCGTTGCAGGTATTCGTTGTCAAGCCTACCGGCGAGCTGGTCGGCGGTCCCAAACTGCAAGCGGATATACTCAGGGTATAGCCGCTTGATCGCTGCTTCCTCTTCAGCGCTTTGGGCCTTGGCCACGCGGATGCTGGCCTCAGCCATTGCGTTGTAATCAATCGGCGCCGGAGCTGCCGGAACTGGTTGTGGCGCGGGTGCGCTTCTTCCTCCTCCACCCATATTATTATCCTCCTACTTTCTTCATTAGTTTATCCCACCGGTAAATCCGTGGTTCAAATTGTTGGCGGCGATACCAGCCGACCCATTGGTGCGGACGTGGCGCCACGCGCAGAAACTCCCGCACAGCATTTGTGTGGCCAGCAGAAGCAGCCAAGCGCACGAACCAGCAGTTAGGCTCGCCGCTTTCAAAGGCTTGCTCCTCCGCATTCCACCGCGCTTCGCTGGCCAGCATGAACGTCTTGGAGCTGTTCCAGACAAGGCCCGAAGACAGATGCTCGCCGAGCAGCGTCCAGAAATCCGTCGTTGCGTTGTGCTCGTCTTGCCATGCTTTTGCTTTTTGCCATGGCAGCATTAGTGCAGATCGGTCCATGCCGTGTTGGTGCGGACTTGCAGTTTGTTCGTTGTCGAATTGTAAAGGACAAGTCCAGCGGTCGGGCTGGTGATTGCGTCCCGCTGGGCGGTCGTCATGCGCGGCGGGAGAAATCCCTGCGTCGTGCTGGTCACGTCGAGGGCCGCTTTGGCGTCCGGTGTGGCCGTGCCAAATCCCCCGGCACCGGTCGTCACGACATTCTGTGCCCCAAAATTCGGCGCGATCTTGCTGCCCGCGATGGCGGCCGAAGCCGACACGTCGGCGTTGACAATGTTGGTGATGGTCGGCACGGCGGCCGAGTTCATCTTGGCCGGGGTGACGACTTCGCCCGACACCCAGCTATACCCTGCTGTGATTGTTGCCATATTATGCTGCTCCCTTCATGATTCCCGTGTTGACGAGCGCGGTGCGGCTTGCGTCTTGAAGTGTTTTGATATTGGCCACGTCCGTGCGGATCTTGGCAAGTTGAGCGGCCAGCGAGGCAATGGCATTTTTGATCGCAGTCAAATCCGCCTGGTCATAGGCAGCGCCCGCCGTGATAGCCGCCAGCGTGGTCGAGGCCGTCCCTCCGGTGCTGTCTGTCAGCGAGTCCTGAGTCTGCGCCGCTGCTGCTGCTTGTCCGGCGGCGGCCGGCTGCACCACCGGCGTCACGTTCCAGAAGCCAATCTTTTGCCCCACCGCCGTGCCGATTTTGGTGCCGGTGCCGGTGTTGACCACAATGTCGTCCGCATCGCCCATGGTTAGGCTGCCGTTAAGCGTGGTTGCCCCGGCGACCGTCAGCGTGCTATCTAGCACCGCCGCGCCGGTCACATCCAGCGTGCCAGGCACGTCGATGTTGCTGGCCCACTCCACGCCGGTTCCGGCGGCGTCCGTCTGCAAAAGCTGCCGCGCCGCGCCATCGGCCAGCTTGCTCACGGCGATTTCGGCCGAGGCGTTGATGTCCGCATCCACAATCGTGCCGTCCACCAGATTTGCCGAGGCCACCGTGATGCCGGTCGGCAGGGCGCCGGTTGCCAGTTTGCTCAAGGCAATGGCCGCCGAGGCGTCGATCTCGGCATTGACGATATTGCTGATCGTGGCGCTATCGACCAGCGCATTGAGCTTTGCCGCCGTGACGGTTTCGCCCCCACTGAAAACGTGTCCCTTGCTTAGTGTTGCCATAATTATTCGCTATGTCGTGTTTCGGTTTGCGGCATGCTGGGCATGGCCGCCTCCACGCCGACCGTGCGGATCTCCGGTCGTTCGGCGGTGGTTTCAAATTCAATTTCGCAGTAATGCGCCTTCGTGCGGATCGGCTGCTTCAGCGTGTAATCCTCAGCCAGACCGGACGTGTTGGTCATTCCCGGCACCAGTTCGATTTCCTTGTCAGGGTTGACCATCAATGCGTTGACCTTGATTGATCCGGTATTCGGCAGAACTACGTCCGACATCACGCGCACGAATCGCTTGCTGCCCATCGTGCCGAATCCATAGCGGCGCGTCTTGAGGCGACCGCCAACCGGCGTGAAGTAGTCAATGCCCAGCGTAGAATCCGGCGGATCATCTCCGCGTTCCACGTCTTCCAGCAGAAACAGCTTGCCGGTCAGCGAGGCGGCAAAGAGGCGGCGGCTGGTCGCATTGCGTTGGGCCACGATCAAATTGCTGATCCCAAAAGGATAGCTGTCGATGCTTTCCCACTGATCGTTCAGTGCCGAGTAAATGAACAGCGCATTGTTTAGGTCCGCGCCATCCACCGGCGCCGCCAGCCAATAACGGTTGTCGTGCCACAGGCCCACGGCGTTTTCAGCTCCATCGCTCGGAATGCGGGCGATCTGGTCCGCGATGGCGTCCGAAAGAGGTGTGGTATCTCCGCGCAATTTAAGGTCCAACCGCGCATCGAGGCGGTAGACGCCGGCGTCCGAAAGGAAATAAATATACTGACCGGCCGTGGCGATGGACCGGCGGGCGCTGCAACCAACTTCATCCGTCAGCAAATCCAAACGCGAGACCAACCCGTCGCCGCTTGAGGGGTCGTAAGTCTGGTTCACGGTAGCCAGCCAGATGCTATTGCGCATAAAGATAAGGAAGCTGCCTTCCACCCATGGATGCACCGCCACGATGTAGTCGTTGCTCCCTTTGTTGGCGCGAAAGCTGGCCCAGAACGGATCATAGACATCCGGCTCCAGCACGTCTGACAGCATCACTTGGTCGCGTCCGTCCGGCAGGACGAGGCGGTTGCCGATATAGCTGGCCCACGGCACCGAGCGCATCCGGCGATACGTTGCGCCCTCAGCCGGAACACCACCCGGCGCCTTGACGAAAGGCGTCGTAATGTCACCCGTCCAATACATCGGCGGCTTGACCCTGCGCACCGTCCGCCCCGCCGCCGCCGCCATGAATGCCGTGCCGCTGGGCACCGTAATGGTAAAGCTACTGGTGCTGACGCCGACGATGTCGTATTCGTGGCCCGCGAAGGCGGCCACCGATCCGCCGTCCATCCGCACCCGCTGACCGGCCGAGTAGCCATGCGCCGTGCAGTAGACCGTGGCCGTGGTGCCCGACACGCCGATGCCGCCGCCGGTCAGCTCCTTCGGACCCCAGCCCGCCACATTTTGGTCGGCCTCCCTCAGCAAATACATCCGGTCAAATGCCTGCACCATGCTAACTTTGTCAGTCGGCTCAATGATCTCGCCCGCCGGAAACGGCAAGGGCTGGAGATAGTTAATTGCCACCAGCTCGTTGCCCAGCTCGTCGGTGATCGGATCGCCGGTGTGGTCGGTGATGATGCTCTCAACGTCTCCGAGGCTATTCGTGTCGTCGTAGATAAAGGCACCGCTGTTGGTTGCCAGCAGGATGTATTCCTTGTTGTTCAGCCCCGGCGAGCGGTAGGTGCCGCTGGCAAAGACACCGTTCGGATAAGTCGTCAGCACTTGCACCCCGGCGTCCCCGATGCCCAGCGTGAAATCCAACACCGTCTCCGTCGTCTCGATGGGGTCAAACCGGAACG